TCAAGCGCCTCCATCCGGCGCTCCAGCTTCTGCAAATCCGACAGGCCTTTTACCTGTACGGGAATATCAACAGGAGCTGTGGCCACAAAGAAAGCCGCCGATAGTCAATTCTATCGACGACCTCGCCTTGCTTTTTGGTTTGCCTCCTCCTTCAAATCGTTGACCAGACCGAAATAAGCAACCCAGAGCCAAAGCTCTTCATAGGTCATCTCATTTCGGAGCTGGGTCAATGTCATCCCCAGCTCTTTGGCTACATGCAGCTCATGCAGCAGAACGTGCTCCTTTCTTAGGAGCTTCTTCAGGACTTTTGAAGTCCAGTTCCATTGCCTCCTCCTCCTCATCGGAGTTCATTGCACCCATGAGCTTTGATGCAGTTTCCATGCTCAGTGCGCCCATGATCACCGGCAAGGCGTCGATCTGATACTGCTGATGGCCATTTGCATCACAAGCCTTTTTGATGAACAGGCGGGCTGTGTTCTCCAGCAGGTCATCTGGGTTCTTGGATTGCCTCTTTGCCAGCTGGTATTCGCTGATCTTCAGAGGCTTTGACCAGAAGGTCAGATCGTGGCCTTTGATAAACACCTCGTGCCTTGTGAGCTTGTTCTCCTGGCCTGCAATGTCTTGCAGCTTTTCAAGCTGGTTCATCGTATTGATGGTTGGTTACCTAAACGCTAGGGACAAAAAAAAGCCCCGCCAAGGGCGAGGCCGAGTGATGGGGACAACCCAGTCTGGCTCAGATGGATTGGCCGATCCAATGGGTGATGTCGTACATGCTGAAGGAAACCTCAGCCTGTGTTGGATCGTCAGGGTTGATCGACGTCGAGAAATCAGTGAACTGAACAGAGCCGGCAATCAGCGTGGAAGCTGAATCATCAGGCTGCGGATCAGTGGGGTCGCCATCAGACACCGCGTCCATATAGAGCTTCACTGAAGCCCCATCCTGAATGTTCAGGTGGACTGACTCCATCAACCGCTGAGAAAGGGCCCTCTCGTTGTCGGTGATGTAGAGCGTCAGCGTGCCGGTGATTTCGGCATAGCCGCCCTGGAACTTCTTGGTTGCTGCCCACTTAGCAGCACCAGCAGTGGCGCCCACCTTGCAAGGCAGGGTGGTGACATCCAGCTGTTCGCGGGAATAGTCGATCGACCATTCACGCACTTCACAGATGCCTTGAGCAGGGCTGAACTGCAATTCAACGTGGCCGCCGTTGTCTTCACCGTCACCAGCAAGAGTGCCGATAGCAGTGCCATCAGCCTCTGTCACGGTGACAGTGTTAGCGGTGGAATCAACAGCCGAAACAACAACTGCATCGGCGTAAGCAGTGTCGATCACTGCGCTGCCAGTGGCAGTCAGGGTGATGGGATCACCGACGCGAAAATCATTGCTTGAGCTGACGGTGATAACACCAGCATCAGCAAAATCAGCGGCCAAAAGGCACGCCTTGGTCCCTGCGGGGACGTAATACACCGCACCGGACGAGCCGGTAAGTGCATTGGATTGACAAGCGACAGGCACTTGTAGACCTCAGAGAAACAACAGTGGGGGCGTGTTGTGTCTTGGGGGCAAAGACAAGTTCAGTCTATCTGCGCCACAAATGCACAGGAAGTGTTGACCATTGCATAAGGTTGATCGCCTTCAAGTAGTGGGACAGGGCCATTGATTGGACCTGCTTTGACTTTCACTGAACTGCCCCAGTCGTAAAGGCTGTTCATCACCAGCATCGAGGTAGTGGCGTATTGCTCCAGGGCCTTCATTCCGCGTGCGCGGGGGGCATAGGCCGCGATCTGCAGGTTGCCGTTGATCTGATCCATCGCTCCGTCAGTCGGGCACACAGTCGAGAGGGTTGTGTCGGTGTAGCTGATGCTCACCACGACATATGGCAAAGCCGGTGGCGTCTCCTGCACGTTGTCAAAGACAACCTCGACCGGTGGGTTCAGATTCTGAAAGGCCGTGTTGACCTTGTTCTCGATCAAGGACCGAATGTCGGCAAGGCTCATTTGACTTTCCTCAGGAAGAAGTCGAACGCCCGTTCAGCGTCCTTTGGTAGACGGTTCTCAATGCGAGTGAACCAATCAGCACCACCACGGCGGCCATTCTTGGCCCACAAAGGATCAAAGGCGACCCGCTCTGCGTAAGGCAAAGAGTTGGAGATGTACCAGTCGGAGTCCATGGTGATCGGCCCGTCGTAGGGCGTGACGCTGGGCTCACCAGGACCATCGCGCTCCGGCGCCACGTCGCGATTGGGAACACCCTTACCGATGAACCAGCTGGATGCCATCCGGCCGGTGTCGACTGGGTTGGCAGCGCTCAGCTTCGACTGGGTGGTAATCAAGAACCGCGCCAGGCCTTTGTCCAATGCCTCGTCGATTTCTTTGACCAGCTCTGGCCCTCTGAATTTCTTTTTGGCCATTAGTCCGCCCTCGCCACAAGCTTGGAAGCAATCAATCCCTCGCTGCTGTAAGTGGGATCGATGGTCACCACCTTCCAGCGCGTGTTGTCGTATTCGACGACGTCGCCGGTTTTGGGCAGCTCAGGCATCCCGCTGGTGCCGTGGTGGATCCAGAGGCGGATTTCATAGTCCTCACCAGCGCCACCGGCCTCAGAGCGGCCCCTGGAAAGCACCCCGGCCTTGATCGTGAACTGCTCGGTGTTCTGGACGACGTCACCGGTGCTGGGGTCGTAGGAGCTGCCCAAATTGCGGATGTAGACGACATGGGTCGGGAAGACGCTGTCGATCAGCTCTTCAGCAACGGGCAGGAACGTGGCTCTGATGTCCATAATCAGCCTCCAATCAGCAACTGGCGGCGCCACTCAGTCAGCTCCGCCCGAGTGATTCCGTATTCCTTGCAGGCCCACTGAGCAAACTCCTCAGGGTTCATGTGCATCCCCTTCCCCAGCATTTCCTGCTGGCTGATCAGGGTGACGATTGATCGCTGATAGCTGGAGAGAGTCATGCCCGTACCCTCAAGATCACTTTGCCGCCGGTGCCGCTGCTGATGTCAGCCCAGCAACTCAGGATGTCAGTGAGCCAAGGGAACTTGGTGATCACCTCGGGGTTGGCGCAGCTGGTGCAGTCGTTGCTGCTGGCTTCACCACCAGGGAAAGCTGAGAATTCCTGAACCAGATCACCCAACTGCTGCTTGCTGACAAAGGTCCCAGCAGCCGTGCCACCGCCACCACCAGGCGCACCGGTGATCGCATCAGGGTTCACTACCAGCTGATACGCCAGCAGCATCTGGGCCCGTTTCACATCGGGCGGAATCATTGTGCAGGTGGCCGCTACGCCATCACAGGACGCTCCTGAGCGAGGCCACGACAACGCTTGCGGCAGGTTCTCGTCATCAGATGACGGTGTGCAGCGCGTGCCCTCCCAGTCGATTGTCTCCAGCCAGGTGCAGGCGCTGACAATCGCGATGGTCCGTTCGCTTTCGCTCTTGGCCAGCCAGGCATCGCCCCATGACTGCAGAGCTGCATACGAATCGACCTCAGCCCCGCTGACATACGAATTCGAACTACTGCCTCCAACCGTTGCAGTGATGTCGGTGTAGGCAGCCATTAGATCACCTCTGAGTGATAGAGGGTCCAACCCTCTGCTGACAGTCTACGGCGGGTTTCTTTGACCTCTGAATAGGTCACATGCAGGACATCTGTGACGCCGTTTCTGTAAACCATGAGCTTGACGAGGCCGCACATACCGAGGCTTCGGGGTGGGTCTCCTTATTCTGCCGAGCATGAAAAAGGGCCCCGAAGGGCCCGCATCTCTTCCTGTTTGAAGAGTAATCAGGCAACCGTGCCGCCGTAAGGGGTGTTCACGATCAACTCAATCAAAGGCACGTTCTCGTGGCTGGTGTAAGCCAGATCCCAGTTGGTGTTATCAGCCAGATCGGTGTTCTCAGGATGCATGGTGCCCTTGTAGGACGTTCCCAGAACGTGGTCAATCCGGTTGTACTCAATGCTCATGATGTTCTGCAGGCTGAGGATGTCCTCAGAAGCACGAACAGTCAGAGGGAACTGAGAACCGGTGCGGATGACGCCAGGCGCTGCCAGATAACAGGTGTAGCCCAAAGCATCACCAGTGGTGCCGCCAGTAGGGGTCACAGTCGGGACTTGAGAATCGACCACAACACGGAGACCGGCCATGTAGCCGATTTGGGTGTCGGTAACACCGATGCCGTTGCTGGCGTAGTTAACAGTGCCGCCACTGTTAATAAAGCTGAGCATCCCGCGGGCCTCTAGGTCCGCAGCGACTAGAGGGTGAACAACCAGCACCTTCACATCAGCAGCTTTCTCTCCGAGGAGATACTTTGCTTGCGTGATGGATTGAGCGGTGCAGTAGTTGGAATCATCAGCAGTTCCACCAGCTGCAGCAGCAACGTTCAGGACGTTATCTGCCAGAGCAGTGCCAAACAGACCAGTCAGCTGGCTGATGATCTTGCTGGTGATGTCCTTGTTGATCTTGCGGCTCAGCTGAGCGCTGACGTTTGCAAGAGCGTCTTCGCCGGTCTCGTACTGGCTGAGCATGTCAGCAGCGAACGCAGCGCCACGGGTCACGATGGGACCGTACTGGGTGCTGGCGGTGTGCTTCTGAGTGGTCAGCACACCTTTGTTTTGCGTGCCCCAGGTTGCAGAGGAGTCGATGTTCTCCTCGGTGTAGGCCAGCTGATCAAAGAAAGGCAGTTCAGCCAGAACGCCGGTGATGTTGTTCAGCCGTGCGTCGGTCTGAATCAGACCTGACTGAATCATTGCCGAGTTCTCGACAATTTGCTCGGTCAGATAACGGCTGAAAGGGGCCGATGTGGCCAGCCGAGTGACCGATCCAATGTCACCAGTGAAGGTTGAAGCGTTGGGGGAAGTTCCCCAGTTAGCGCCGGAGGCGTGAGCCATGGTGAAGTCCTATTGCGGAAGGTGAATTACCCAGCGGCTTTGAGTTGTTCAGCACGCTGTGGGTTTTCCATCTCCAGCTGGATGCGCTCGGTCAGGGTCATTCCTGACCAAGACTTTCCGCCAGCTGTCGAGGAGGATGATCCAGCTGCACTCATTCCGCGTGCACCGCTGCCGGCGAAGAAATAATCCATCCCGCTGCCAGGCCCCTTCAGTGATTCCAGATGGTCATTGAGTGGCACTTCCACGCCCCCGTGAAGCGCTACCAAATTCCCGTCTTTCATCCTGAGGTTCTCTTTCATCAGGGTGAACATGTGCTCCGGCGAATGGACGCCACTCTGAGAGAAGGCGTTCAATGCGGCTGATTTAATCTGCGACTGCTGGAAGGCTGCGTCCTTGTCCTGAAGCTGTTGCTTCAGTTCAGCGATTTGATCCTGAAGGGATGAAACCGTGCCGGTTGCTTCCTGCCAAAGAGTCTTGAACTCACCAGCTTCGGCTAGCTGTGATTGCTTGGCCTTTTGCTGGTTGCTCTGCAGATCTTTGATCTGACGCTGCAAGTCCTCTTGTGATGCCGTTGCGTTCTTCTTTTCAGAAAGCAGCTTCTGGTTGTTGGCCTTCAGCAGTTCAATCTGATTTTGGAGGTCGCTGACATCAGGTCCGCCCACTTGGGCTTGAGCTGCATCCACTTGGATGTTTTGCTCTGGAGATTCAGACATGCTTGGTTGAGTGGAACAGGAACTCCACTAGGAGTTCTTTCCATTTTATGGAGTTCTAACTCGAACCATCAACTACTTTTTGCCGGTTCGTTTCCGTAGTGGGTCTTTTTTCTTGAGTTGTTCGATCGGAATCCACTGCTGTTCACCTTTATCGCCGGTCAACATCCAGTTGAGGATCTGCTGTGGGTCACGGTTCAGCCTGTCCAGCTCACGCTTGAAGATCGCCGCACGCTGTGGCCCCATGGCCTCCACCAAGCTGGTTTTGCTATCCGTCGCCCATTTGGCCAGAACGTCGGCATAACGCGGCGGGGGCGTGTCTGATGTGACGGTGATGGTCTTGCGCCAAAACATCTCACCTTTGATTTTCACGGGACTCTGGTATGCCCCCTTGCTGGTGTATGGCTTCGTTTTAACGGTCTTGTATTTGCCCGTTTTCTTGTCGAATACACGCTTGGTTGCTGGGCGCACCTGTTGCGCTGTGCGGGACTGATCAGCGAAATCGGTGTCCTCCGGATCCACTAGCACGCACTGGCACCGGCAGTTCGGGTGCAATGGCCAATCGGGCCGGCTGCTGTCGCCTTGGTCCCACCGCTGCTGATCGAGCGGCATGCAGGTCGGGCAGGTCCTGGAGTCGAGCGCTGCCTCCCACTCCCAGACCAAGCCCTCCAACGCATCGGCATTGGCTGCATAAACCGTCTCTTTCACCTCACGCGCCATGCTCTGGGTCGCGGTCCTCGCCACCGCCATCGCCTGACTACGGATCTGCCTGGTCACAGGGGCATTAAGCCGCACGCCAGGGATCCCACCGATCGTGGTGTCGACCATCATCAGATCGGCGATCTCTTGGGTCGGCGTTCCGCGCAGAAAGCCCGTGCGCACGCGCGTGTCGATCACTTTGAACATGGCCCGGTTGATGCCGGCTTCATCCGTCCGACTGGTCAGGTCAAACAGCTTTTTGATCGGTTGCCCACCGACGTTGGCCTTTAGTGCCAAGTCCGTTCCCGCAGGCGTGCCGTTCACGCCCAACCGCACCGGTGTTGTGCCGAGATCAGCGCCAGCATCCACTGCCTCCTTCAACGCATAACGCTCCATGCGTCCAGAAGCCGCATCCAGAGCCCTCAGCAGGCTGTCCCCAAAGGCTTTGCTGTACTTGCTCAGCTCAAACTTCACCAGCCCTTCCAGGCTTTTCCAGCTCTGATTTCGCAGCAGCCCTTCTTCCGGCAGCGACTTCACCATTTCACGAATGCTGATCATCACCCGTGCCAACACTTCATCGTTGGTTCGGATCACGTCATCTGCCGTGCCTTGCAGAAAAAAAGTGAACCTGACCAGTGATTTGAACTGGGCTTCGTTCACTTTCTAAAATTCAACTAGGTGATCCAAGGTTAGGTATGGCGACTTACAACCTCCCTGGTGGCCTCAAGATTGACCGCCCTTTGACTTATCGGGGTTCCGGTCCGAAGCCGAAGGCTTCCCCTGCCCCCGAGCCGAGCCTTTCGCCGGAACCGACTTTTCTTGAAAAGGCTGTTGAAGCTGTTGAGGAGGCAGTGAAGCCAAAGGCTCGTCGGGGTCGTAAGAAGAAGGCCGACGCTGAGTAGCTGAACCAGCCAAAAGCCCCAGCACTGCTCCAAGCGTTGTCTGAACAAACTTGCTGTAGTTATCTGCGAGGTCAGGACAAGTGTCCCGAACGGTCAGAGGCGCTTTGACCCTGGTACACATAACCGTCCCAAAGGTAAAAAGGCTGGCCTGCCAACCCAGCAAACAAGCCAGCAACCAGAGCAGAAATTTCTCCCGGTTGAAGGGCTTCATCAGATGAACAGGTCTGGAAGGCGGATGTTGAACGTCTGGCCATTACTGAAGCGGTTAAAACTTGAGGTCCGCGTCAGGACTTGGCTGCTACTCCAGACCAGCGTGTAAACATCAACGTTGTCCACGTAAGACAACAGCGCCATGTGACTAGCGCCAGTGCCCTGTGTGATGCGGAAAATCTGCCCAGTGAGGTCGTAGTTAAACCCCTGGCAAGCGCAGCCCAGGAATGCAGACTCCCATCTGATTGCATTTT